AGCACCGTTTGTATTTATAACTAACTTTTGCGATCCTCCAACAACAATACGGGCTGTGTTAGCGGCATTAAATTGAAAGTAAGTATCTAAATCGCCAGTGTGTGCAAGAGTAGAAGCAATGTTTAAATCGCCAGAAACATTAACACTTCCCGCAAAAGTCGCACCTGTACTTGTAAGACGTAATGGTTCGACAGAACCTGCAAGCTCAAAGAATATATCACTATTAGCTTCAAGATTTTTAATGGCAAAATTGCCAGCTTCAGATGAATGACTTGCGCCATACGCGAGTATGTAAGCCTCATTACCACTATGAGCACTAGTTAGCCAACGCTGTATGGTGTAATTAGTTGCAGATGAACCGCCAATATTTAAGACATTTTGTGAAGCACCGCCAGTATCTGCTGTAATAGCACCACTTACTGACAAAGACGCATTGCTTCCAGTAATACTAAGAGCATCGTCTATTACTACTGATCCATTAAAGTATGAATTTTGATTATTGTAAAAGTGATAAGAGGGATGAACCCCAGAATTACCTACAGCTACTTTACCTGTAAAAGCGGCATTAGTTCCTAGCAGAGTTCCAGTAAGTGTACCGCCAGATAAAGGAAGAAAAGACCCAGCTGTAGAAAGTTCAACTATGCTATTGCTAGAGTTCTTATAAAATAACTTACCATCAGCATAGTTAAGAGCTAGTTCTCCATGAACCAGAGAGCTAGGCGTATTCCCACTCGAACCAGAGTTCTTTAATTTTATTGTTTGAGCCATAAATAGCTACCTTAATTAAAACGTGCCACCATCAACTGCACCTGTATATTCAGTGCCCCAATTAGCCGCTGTCAAAATAGCCGATTGTGTACCAGCACCCTGATCTATTTCAAATTTTCCAGAACTTGTGCTTGTATCGTACTCATAAACAATTTTAGCGTCTGCGCCAGCAACAGTTATTCCAGAATTTGAGGAGTCAGCCGCAAGTTGTCCTACACCAACTGTTATAGTTTTATCAGTAACATCTAAATCAGTCACATTGACATTTTGCTGATTAATGTCTCCTGTTATCTTGAGATCACCACCTAATATCAGGTCACCAGAAATATCTGCATTACCGTTTACATCTAACGTATCAGATTGCAGTTCACCAGTAATAAGAACACCATCTGATTTTGTAGATAATTTTTGATCATTGTTACAATATAATTTTGAAACACCATCCTGCACAAACTGGGCGTAAAGTTCATCTGTGGTACTTCTTATTTCAAGATTAGAACCTTGCATAATAAGATTGCCAGTACCATTTTCAATGATATATGAACCTTCAATGTCTACTCCATTTATATCTTCAGTTCCATGAAATATTTTAAGATCGCTAGATGCTCCAAAAACTGCTTTATTGGTATCACCAAAACTAATATCACCGCCTAAAGTAATACCGCCATCCTTAAGTGTTACACCATCAATAACTACACCATGAGCGGATGTAGATTCATGTATATCATCAACTGTAATCTTTGCACTTGAATGTACTGCAAATTCACCTGATTTAAACCTTGCTACTTCTGAACCATTTGACCTAAATCTTGTTACAGTGTCAGATCCTACACTCAATAGTTCTACAGCATCGTTACCGTCAGCATGCATTAAGAACAGACTTTCACCTTGAATAGTTAGTGAACCACCACCATTTTCTTGCAATAAAATATTTCTTGCTCCAGACGATCCACCACTAGCACTTATTTCAAAATTCTTATTACCACCGACAGAATCGGTATCACCCATTGTAATTTTACTTCCAGTGGGAAAATGAAAAGTCGAGCTACTTCCCATAGTAGAACCCGTTTTCATAACCGCGCCAGCATTGCTAACGGAAGTTGCATCAACTTCGTCAGCACTTACCACGCCATTAGAAGCTATACTTAAACCAGTTCCAATTCTAATAACTCCTAAATTAGAACCAGAGGCTACGACACGAGTATCTGCCGCAGTACTTCCATTTGAAGAGCCAATGAGGTCTAGTTTATCTGTGAATGCTTGACCGCCAATCACTAAAACATTGTTAGAAGCGTCACCAATGAAAAGTTTTTTTGAATCTGATTTAAAGCTATACGCTAATTCACCAGAGGCTAAAGAAGTTGGCGTAGAATTGCTGGAACTTCTTTTAATCTTAATTGTTTGTGCCATTTTAAATCTCCCTAAAAGTTACCAGCATCAATCGTGCTGTTGTTATCTAAAAAATTTGAATCGTTAGTAAAAGCAGATGTTACTGAAGGAGCGCTTATCGTAAAATTTGGATAAGTTCCTGTTACTTCTGCTGTACCTGATTCGTTTAAACTTACCGTTTTGTCAGATATTTCCTCTAAAACAGCTTTATTTATTCTGAGTCCAATATCAGTTCCAGAATTATGTGCGGAAGCTGTAGTTCCATCCTGACCTCTTAACACAGTAAAAGTAGTTCCACTTGCTTGTGTTACTTTGACTATTTCAGACGAAACTCCAGTTCCTAGTGTTGCAAAGAAAAATTCACTACCTGTTATAGTTGGAAATGAGGAAGCATTGGATACAGAAAGACTAGTATCAGAATCACTAATACTTGAAGAAATAGTAGATTGAGCTAAATTTGCTAATTTAATACTCATGCCTTAACTCGCTGTAACAATCCAATTTGTAGAAATAGTGTCAAATTCTTCTTTTGTAACTGAGTTGAATCTTACAGAACACAACATAGTTCCGTTAGAAGCTGCATTAAATATAGCTGCACCTGAAACAGTAACAGTGCCAGATGGCGTTCCTGATCCAAAATTAGCTACATAAGTTATTTCATTACCTGAAGAAATAGATGAAGTCAAAGAAACTCTTGCTAATTCTGATGGTAACGTAGTATCTGAAGCAGAAGCAGCAACGCTTGAAGAACCAATCGCCATATGACTCATCACATTTTCTGAAGATGAAGTCATACGGTTAGTAATATACTCTTTGCCAGCTGTAGTAACCACGTTATTAACTGATCTTGTTTCTTTAACATTACCATCAGGATCGATGACTTTAAGATTAACAAAACCTTTGAAGTTAAGATTATCTTGAGGCATACACTCTCCAAGGTAAATTAAATCTAATCCATGAAAAATGCAATTCTGTCATTATATATTTATTATTATCCATTTAAAAGCGGCTGACCTACTAGACCAGTATTCAAAAGAGAACTGTTCTTCAAAAGAATAACTGTCGCATTATCTGAAAAAGTAACAAAATCTCTGAACGCTAAAATCTCAGGATTTGCATTTAATTCTATATCATCTAAAAATAATCTACGGTGTGATGTCGTAAAAAACAAATTTCTAAAATGAATACCATGATCAGAATCAATTAATGAAGGAATAACAACTTTAGGATAACTAACGGAAGCATGCACTTCCTTAAAATTGATATCTGAATAAAGTGATTTATGCTGTATTAATGATGCAGACGCATCAAGTTTACGAAAGCTGACATCCGCATATAGGTTGCGAAAATTAATCTTAGCTCGAATAGCCATACGCTATCAGCCAAATTGTGATCGCACTTTAAACTTTATAAGATCAACTACTGTTTGTGTTCTTGAGCTAGAATCAGTGAACTCTATTTCGCCTTCTAATACACCTGAATTAGCAAGTGTACTTGAGCTAAATAAAAATGTTACTAAACCTGATGAAGCGTTAGTAATCGTACCAACTATAGTATCGATAAGAGTTGTCTTGCCTATTTCTCTTACCCTCATCCTAACAGACCCACCGCTTAAATCTAAAGGAGCAAATGTTGACGGATCATCCGCATCTAACACTTGACCTGAAGCAGCTGTGTTTGAATCTTTCAGGGCGACAGATAATTCTGGTAATTGATCGTTTTGAACCAATTCTATTGTCGTTATATATGCCATTAGATAAACTCCCTAAATTTACAAGTTAAAGAACCTCCTCCATAGCCATACTTAACTTGCCTTGCGACTCTTCCCACGCCTCTGTCAAATAATCTTTTATTATCTCCGGCAGCTGCTGTGTTAGAAAATGGTTGGCCTGACATCATTTGCAAACGATACAAAGCGCCATGAACAATGACTTCTCTATTCTCTTTGCCATAGGTATCTGGTATTGAAGTGCTAGATGATGTTGGTTTTACACTATAGAGAACTCGATAAGAATCATTCGCATCAGGTATTGGCGCTAAAAAGAAAGCATCATTATCTCTTTGAGAATAAAGTGATGGAGATCCTTGTGTTTGTTCATCACCTAATTTATGTATAAGATCAGTATAACTTACGGGCTTCAATCTTGTATTATCTCTAAATATATCAATGATATGATTTAATTCAGTACCTACTGGTAAAGATACTTCATACTCATTGATACCTTTTATGATTGTTACAAATTCAGGCTCTGGCTTGAAGATATCTGTTCTTTGACAAAAATCAATAACAGAATCTCGAACAGCCCTTTCAATCATAAAATCAGGACATCCCTGAACTTCTGGTCTTATAAATAAATTAAAATCTGAATATTTCACTATCTCACCGCCATTGAAGTACTAGGTATTGGAGTTAAAACAGTATCAGCCTGAGTTTTGATTCCTATTGCATTAGAAAAACTTTGATAATGCATCATCGCTTTTTGAAGATTTCCAGCAAACTCAGCATCTTTTTGATATGACCTATACATAATATAATCTAATATTGTGTTTGCATAGATATCATCTAAAGTGATTGTTTGAGTATCAGTTGTAAAATCTGAAATTGTTATATCATCTGGCGATTTACTATATATAATTTCAATAGTATGTACTCCGTTGACAGCTTTTGGATATACATAATAATTTTTGGGATCACTGCCATCGTAAATATAGTTTTCGATTTTGTTGACTCCAGCTGTAGATTCGTGCCAATTCGGAAGTGATTCATCTAATATCTTTCTATCAACTTGAGTAATGCTTCTGCCATTTTGATTTCTTACAATATCAATTAACCTCAACCCATTGGCGGGTAAAGATTGCTTGCTTCCTGTCGCTAGGTTTTGATTTTCATTAACCATATTAGCATCAGGTCTATGGAGAACTATTTCACGTTGAGCATCATTGAAAAACTTCAAAAGCTCGAATTTTGGAAAACGAGTATTCGTAGCATCTTGTAACAAGATACTAGCCCGATCCAAAACATCTACAACCTTAATCGTTGCCATCTTCCTCCTCCCATTCAATTACTTGTAAATCAGGATCACCAGCAAATAATTCGTGATAATCAAACTCATTACCTGTAATTACATTTCTAACTCTTTTAGGCTTTACTTTTGGGATCTCTTTTTGAGGATCCTTTTGTTCTTGCTCTAACCTTGCCATCTGATCTTGTAATTGAGAAAGCGTTAATCTTCTATCTAACTTAACATCAAAATCTTTTAGAGCCTTGTCATACAAATCATCTTTCTTAGTCATAAATATCCTTATAAAAGGGGGATAACGCTCCCCCAAGGCGTTGCTCTCGGAAGCAAAATTAAGCAGTTATACTTTCCACTTACCTACAGCTATCGCGTCAGGCACTACGATCTTTGATCCGTAAACTTTAAGTCCTCGAACCGCTGAACCGAATGTGCTTTCTAAACGGACAGTTTCAGTATTAGTAAACTGACTTGCGAAACAAAGCGCTTTTGGATGACCAGCAAGGATATGTGTATATCCATTATCTGCTCCAGAAGATGCTGTAAACAGCATGTTTGATTGATAAATAGTAAACCTATCTACCACTCCAACCTGACCATTTCGCAACGGAGATGTAGCATCTCCAGTTAAATAAGCCTGTCGCAACTCACTTTGCTTCAACAAAGAAACGAAAGTTGGCGATAGAACCATGTACCTTCCCTCTTCAGGAATGTTCAACTCATCAAGCGCTTTACCGATATCTAAAATACTCGTTAAAATATTACTAGCATCAATAGTTGTTTGAGAAGTTATAGTGGTTGCACCTGTAATAGATGAAGCCAATACATTAGTTTCTACAGCGACTCTCATTTGCTCTGCGGCATCAGTAGTTGCAGCATCAAGCATGTTAATGTCAGACTGCGCTTCAAGCACATCATCCATTTTGAATGAATAGTACTTGGCTTTGTCGATCAACAACTCTACTTTTGAAGTAGTAAGCTCTTGGTTAGTTATTGAGCCTGTGTAATCGTTGATGTTGATTGTAGGTACAGTCCTGATGACAACCTTTTCTCCTTGACCAGAGATTTCTCCCTCGTAGTCTGTGTTTGAAATTGCTGGCAAAACAGAAGATGAATAAAACTTAGCTTGCAACAATTTCGAGAAGACTTCAGGGATAAAGTTGACTTCAGAGGTAGCACCTGTGCTAAAAAATGAAAAAGACATACGTCACCTCTATGGTTTATCTGCGAATTTTTCCGCTTTCCATAGCTGACAATATTTGATCAGTATTTTTGAGGAAATCCTCATTAGACATTTTCTTAATATCATCAACAGTCCAGCTTCTTTTATCGCCTTTAACTTGTGACTTTCGAGCTTTAGGCATCTTAGGTTCTGCAACCTGTTTTGCACGCTCCAAAGTCTCCCTATGCGGTTCGTTTGTTTGATTGTTGATTCCAGTTTCAGCCTTATACCTACTCAAAACAGTGTTGACATCATTAGATGATCCCGAACTAACCCAATCTTTTGTCATTGCATCCTGAACTTCGAGCCAGTTTTCCCAATCTGCACTACTAGCTATTTCGTTCACATCTGGGTGAACATCAGCAATGCGCTTGAAATGAGCCGCTTCTAGTTCTCTCTGCCTTAACTCTTGAGCCTCTGCTTCTTGTTTCGATAAAGCATCTTTGGTCTTCTCAATCTCTGACTGCGTTTTTTTCAACTCATTCAAAATCGGTACTGCTAAATCAGGATACTCCTCTTTGAGTTTCTCAATTACCGATGGATCAGTTTTAATTTCCGCAGCCTGACTTTGTAACTCATTAACCTTTTTGGTTAGGTCAGCATTAATCCTTCTCAAATCCGCTGCCTCTTGAGTTGCTTTCGTCATTTTTGCCTGTGCGCCTTTCATAGCTCTTTCAGCTTTTTCAATTTTTGATAAAGCTAACTTCAATTCGGAATCAGTACCGCTTTCTGATTCTTCTTCTGTATCCTCTGTCTGCTCTTGAGTCTCCACCGTGTCCTGAGGTTCGGGGGTTTCTACTTGCTCATCTTGCTTTTCCTCCAGAGTGTCGGATGCCTCCGTTTCTTTTGGTTTAGCCGTCTTTTGCTCGTACAACTCTTTCGCTTCAGCTATTAATTTGTCAGGGTCATTGTTTGCCATTTCTATATCCTCTGGAGCCTTATGGTATTCCGTTGGTTTATTTAATAGTCATCGGTGTTCCCTTTAGGGAGCCGTGACCTCTCTAGCAACGCTTTCGCGCTATCTTCAAGTTCAAGCAGAAATCTTAATTCTCTAAGTCTTCCTTGCTCAAACCTAAAATTTTTTTCATCAGCCGCTTCTAAGCGACTTTGTGCATCATCGAATCGGGATTGCACCAACTCCATTAACAGGCTCCATTCCTGACCCGTCTTGATTCTCAGGATTGCTTGCGCTTGCTGCTGCGAGCATTTGAGCTTGGAGTGCTGCTTGTTGTTGTTGCTCAATTTCGATTTGCTCCTGTGTTTTTATTATTCCATCTGGATCTATTTCCATTGCCTTAGCCACCTCTCTCAACAACTGCTGTCTATCAACTAATTGTTGATCTTCAGGCGCTGTCAGAAGTGATAAGAATTGAAGTAATCTTTGACTCTGTATCTCTTTCTGAATCAAAGCAGTACTTCCTCTAGCGACAATTCTTAGATCACCTTTTGCTTTCTGATTTGAAGAAAACTCCATATTAAAATGAAATAAAGCCCTCATCATGGGTTCAATCAAAAAGTCATCAATATTTTTAATCGTACTTTTTAAACTTTGGTTTGCCGCTCCCATAAGCATTGACATACCAGTAGCAGTCTTATTGAGGTTTCGACCCATCTCACCATGCGTATAGGATGGCAATGAAGTCGTTTCATCAGCAAAACGCCTAAACAACTCAATAATCTGATTCAATCCGTTTGCATTAGCGACAGGTTGATACCATCTCACAGCTGGCATAGAACCATCTCCACCCTCTCGCAAGAATACTTTCCAAGGATGTATATCTGTGGGATCTTCACCAGCCGCTAACAAATCAGTGTTTACTTCAACCATCGGTGCGCTAGATAAAGCCATGTTATCTAACCAAATTCTTGTAGCTGCATTCATCGTTGTCTGGCTATCTCTCATCATTCTTGGTACACCTGTACCCCAAAATTGGTGAGGAGCTTTTTCATAAGGGAATATGTGATAGGGAATCTTGTAACCCATAACTGGATTCAACATAATTTTTATGACTTTCCCATCACAAAACCAAACGCAAGCACTGTAATCTTCTGACTTATCAGTATCTTCCGGCATCTCAATACCATGCTCTTCGAGATCATATCCGTTGATATCACCCCAATATTCAAACACTTCATACCGACCAGACTCGCCAGCTAATTCATTTATGCCAGCCATTCTTCTACGATCCCTTTCGTGATCTTCTTCTTGATGATTTCCATGCTTTTGAACTTTAAGAATGTATTTAATCATTCCGCTATCAAACATGGGTCTATCAGCAAGTTCTCTAAACTGTCTTCTAGTTAGAACATGCCTTCTAAATAAACCATCACAGTTTTCTAAATCAGTGCAGTAAGGATCAGGATACAAATCAAAAATAGAAACTGATTCAACTTCAGGAGCGACTGTTTCAATCTGAGATAAAACAAATCTCATTTCTCCTGTTTCAGGGTCTTGAACTTGAGAATATGACTGCCTTTCATCAATCCTTACTGTTCCAGCTTTTACTGCGCCAGAACCATAAATACAACTCTCAAGTATTGCTTCTTTTAATTTTTGCTCTGCATTTGCTTCAACTAATTGATCCTTGATATCTTCAGTCATATGATGAGCGGCATCCTTAGCAAGCCTTTCTTCTGCCAACTTGAAGTCATCCTCAAGCTCTTGCATACGTGCTCTCATAAGATCTTCATTTTGTGAAATATCCATTCCAGAAGCAGCTGCGACTTGCTGCATAGCCATTTCTCTGAATTGTGCGGCTTTAAGTGGATCGATTTCTGGGACAGGTGTAGGGCTAACGGTAAAGAATATTTCTCCATGCTGAAACAATAAATCAACAATTCGAGAATATGCCGCCATCACTTTAGTTCTTGTAAGACCTACAAAAACTTTAGAGCGGAATCCAGCCTCTCTTAATCTTGCTAAAACGTCTGGTTCGTACTGACCAACAAACTGACGAAAATCTTTTAACCACTCATCCTCAGTTTCTCTTCGAGCATCTTTATATTCTTCATAAGTGTGCGCTAAACGATCACCTAAAGACTGAATGCCCTGATCTTGAATACCATCTTCGTTTTCTATATCATTTTCTTCGTTCATCAATATCCCGCAACTGGATCAAAAGACTTATATTTTTTAGGAATAAGTCTGTGCCTTGGTCTAGGCATACTAGCTAATCCATGCAGAGCTATCGCATAACTTATACAACGGTCATCATAACACCCTTGCTGGGCGTTAAAGCTACCTTTGTCATCGATTATATACGTTCTTAACTCATTTACCAACTCTATATCAGCGATGCCAGATTCAGATTGTCTTAACAATGCAGCTAAACCATCAATGATAAGAGGTTTTGTTTTAGATGTTGTAAGGAATCCACCTCGTTTGGTAAGTTTATCCCCATATGCGCCATCCACAGAAGACTCGATATATAGATTAGAATAGTCAAGTTCTTGAAGCCTTCTAAGGGTAGTAAGACCGTGATTATTTCTTTCCACGATAATGTACGCATTATTAAACCTACATCCCAACTCAAATAACAAGTTACCAAATTCAAAAGGATCAATATGACCATGCCAACAAGCTATTTGCCTCCCTAAATCGTCTAACACTTGAGCGCATGAATAATCTCCGTAAGATAAACCTTCTGCAACGTCTGCTGATATAACAAAATTTTGATCCATTTGTGGCGCATGCCACTCTTTGTAACGACCATCGTTTCTTTTATGTAATTCAGAGTTTCTAAATTCACCAATAAAATCAGGTGTATAGCAATTTTCTTCAGCAATAGTTAAATATTTTGCCTCAACAAAACATCTACCTGATGCTAAGAATGCATGGTGTACTGTGCTTGGGTACTCTTGATCAAATAAATCTGTACCACCAAGTTCATCTAACTTTGCTCTACGAAAACAAATTTGAGCATCTGTTAAATTATATTTTTCCTTTAACCTGTATTCTTCAGGGGTTATTTCAAAATATCTACTCGGCTTTTTTTGATACTCTGACATGATAAACCAAGGGACGAAACAAGTTATCCACTCTGTCTCGCCTCTTTGCGACTTCATCACTTGGTCATAAAACCAACCACCAACTCCATTTGCCGTACTTTCTAAAATTACTTCAGACCCGTTTCCCCCTACCGTTTGCAAAAGACCCGCAACAATGTCCGATCCAGCCGGATAGTAAGCAACCTCTGATCCATGAATAAATCTATTTGTTTGTCCTCGACCTGTCTGTGTAGATCGAGCAGTTCCTACTCTGTACCTAGAATTTATCTTGTCAAACACCAACATAGAAGATGAACTTGACTGTAAATCTGGTTTAAATGCTGGGTGCGGTATATTTTCATAGAAATACCGAACCATATTAAAAATAGCTGTGGTTGATTCTGCTAAATGAGACAGAACAAACGCATTTGCATTCCGAGTTTGCGTGACTTTCCAGAAATTTCTGCCCTGTGCATAGGTAGAAATGCCTGTTTGACGGGCTTTTAGTATCAAAGCACGTATATTTCCTTGCTGTTTTAGCTGTTTTTCCAGCTTTTCATGCACATAAATTTGCGCTGGATTTAGCTTAAATGGTAGCGATTCACCCTCTTTTGACACGATTTTGAGTATATTTTTCGCGTAAAAAGGGAAAGATTGCTTACATTTCCGTGCAACGTCTTCAAGATTCACTGTTATTTACTATTGCCCTAGCCCACCAGACCAATATTTCATCTGTAAGTTCGTTTCTAATCATGTTTGCTCTTACACAAACAAGACGACAATTACCTTTTACATACCCTAATGACGTATCTCTCCTATCAATACTGATAGCAAAATCAGGAAATTCGTCTGTATGATGCATAGGAAAGCCTGTCAAAGCGCATTTTCCTTTCTGATTATCATACAATTCAACCAAATGGTTGATATCAATATTAATATCAATCTTATGTCGTTTACACCTAGCCTTAGAATCATTGAGTTTTTTCTTCAAAAAATTCTGATAGCTTGAATTATGAAAAACTCTGACTTGTTTTCTTTTGCATGATTTACAAGCCCTTCTGTTTTTTTCAAATTCAGTACGAGGTTTTACAATCCCGCATATGGTGCATTGCTTATGACCAGCTGCCACGGAGATTCCTTCGTTAGTTCTTCAAACTCCCTGAGGGCATCTCTACTCCGTGAAACTGCTACTCTGTCGCCCATCAATCCCATGCCAAGTCCAATGCATCCTTCTATATCTGATGCGAAATTGGCAACATGAATCAAAATGTAGGATCTGTCTGGGACATCTTGCAACTCCCAAGTCCATCCAAATCTAGGGCTTTTCCTCCATTGCATCTCATAAGATCCGACAGGAATGCAGCTGATATTTTTTTCATTATTCATCCAAGGGCACTCAATAGAATAAAATCGAGTCCCTTCTAGTTTTACAACACCCAAAGTTCCTTCAGGGTGATAGCAAAATCTTTGCAGATGAATATCATTCATTACTTCTTTTTACCGCCCTTCTTGCCTTTCTTCTTTTTTTTGGGCTTACCGTATCCGTAGTTTTTCATTTCTTCTTCACTCCTTTTCGTTTGTGACTGTATGAAATTCTTTTACTTGAAGTTTTTTCTCTTTTGAATCTGGCTTTCTCTTTGGATGACATTTCTTTGGTTGTTTTGGGGGTTTTCGAGGATATCCTCTTGGTCGGTCTACAGGCTGGATAGGCGCGATTTTCACCTTTCCTTCTACCGCAAGGCTTTCCCGTTTTAATGTCTCGCCAATCTTCAGCAAACCACCTATTTAAACCAGTTGGCTTACCTTTTGACTTTCCTGTATTTGCCGCCACGTTTCTTGTACTCCCTTACTAGCCAAGCATTAGCATAAGCTGAAGGATAGACCTTAAACTTTTTCTTCGCTTCTGCTTTAACTCTTGAATATAAAGCCTTATTAACAGGCACGTTTTTTATAGCCAACTTATCTCTCCACTTGTCAATAAATAAGCCGTCAATGAAAACACAAGCCAAATAAAACTGACTTCCCAATAATCCATTATTTTGTTCTTTTGCCTACTTTTTTCTTAGCTTTCGCTTTTCTTCTTAACACAGCAAGATCAGCACCCGTGATTTTATTTCTCGGAGGAGCAACTCTTGCAAGTTTTTTTTGCTTAATCGAATATTTATTTGCTGGCATTACTTAGCATCCTTCTTTTTTTAACAGTGTTAGATGGCTTTCCCTCATTCCGATTGTTCCTAAAAAATGGACTTTTATTTTGTTTTATCATTTTTATTGCATGAGCTTTTGCTTTTTTTTGAATAGATTGAGGTATAGGTTGCGATTCTTTTTTTGTTCTAAGAAATTCAATTTCTTTTCTTGAAAGAGTAGGAACTAAACTAGGAACATTTCTTTCTTTGCCATTAATATTTAAACCTATACTGAATTCTGTCATAACACTCCCATCATCTCTTCTTATAGCGCCAAGCCAACCTCTTTTGCTCTTTTTAGTTCCATCAACTCTCCTCATGCTTTTTTCGGCACGATTAGGAAGAATTTTCTTCCTTTTCAATTATTTCATCTCCTTGATTGCTTTTGCTCTAGCAGTCTTTGATAACTCACTAAGATGAACTAAAGGCTTACTGCTTTTAGTGTGATTTTTGCCACTATGCAAAGAACCATCTGGCATTTTATGAAAGCTACCTAGATGTATTTTGCCATTTTTAAAAAAGTGCGGAACTCCTTTAGCCATCTTAATCCTCCAACATTTCTTCTAACTCTTCAATAACGAATGGATTGAGATACTCCTCAATCATGTCTAATTTCTGTCTAAGCTCTTCTAAATCTCTGAGGGATTGAGCATCATTACAACTTTTAACGCTCTCTATCGCCCTGTTACAAACATATTGAGCATCTGAAATGGCCTCTAACGTAGAATGCATTACCATTTATGAGACTCTTTCGATTCATTAAAGTAACTTTCATACTCATGCAACCACTCATCAATAGGTTGATTCCTAACCCTCTCTGTTTCATTGTTTACAACAACTATACCTCTGCTAATATTAGGATGACATTTAATAGCTTTTTTCCTTACTAAAGCCTTAACTCTGTCATCGGCAGCATTTGGGTATATATTAAATTCTTCTGCTATATCTTTTCTTGAAGGCGCAAATCCCTTTTCCTTTGTGTAACTATCAATAAAATACAAGGTTGACTTTTGAACGTCAGTCAAAGGTCTAACATTTGACTTTTCTACCATCTCTGACAACTCCAGTACCGAGCAGTTAATTTATTCTTACCTTCAGGGGTATCACACTTATGTCTTGCCCTAAAACTTTTCCTAGCTGCTGGATTATTCTTTCTAATCCTCATATTAGGGTCACCAAAGCGAATTGTCTTCGTTTTATCTCCTACCTTAGCCACAACAATAAACTCTTTGCTAGAGCCTTTAGGAAGCCTTTTAGGGGTATTGTAAGACCTTACACCCGCCCTTTCTAACTTTGGATCTCTTTTTGCAGCCATAACAGTAAATCCTATTAATAAAAATTAATATATCATCTATAAATCCAAAATTCATCTATATATTTTTGTGGGTACTCTCACAAAGACCGTGGGGGGTCAAAAAACACCCTCCCCCCCATACTATGAAAATGCTGTGATATTTCTACATATTGCCTATATGGAACCACATGGATGAACGCGGGGGTCACGATACGCCATACCCCCCCTATCTGACTTTTTATAGACCAAAAAAAAGGTCATATCGTCAAATATAACCTTAATTAGGTTGTATTAAATCAATGTAAGTCGTTGTTTTCTGGAGGGTTTTCTTGCTCGACATCATCAATATCAGCAAAAAAAGTGCTCGAATAGGTGGTTACTTCTTGCTTTTCTGGTGCATATGCCCCGTAAATCTTGCCGAGAATCTCAAGCGCTCGAACCCTTGTAGAGTCCCCGTTGTCCTTGTCGGTCGCTTCATCTGTTAACTTAGCCGTTAACCATTCTATTTTTTTCTCTGTATCGCTCATTAATTCCGCCCTTTTTAGGTCAATATGCCGTTTAATACTATCATTTACTATCATTCTGGCTCCATGCATATTAGGGTTAGCGTATCCCGCCCGCCTTGCTGACTCGGTAGCGTTTCCCGTTTCTATGTATTCAAGAACGAATCGTTCTTGTCTCAGTGTTAATGGTTTACTACTAGATGAGAATGACATGGGGGATGATTTCATTTTTCCCGCCTTAAAAAAATTTGACCGCAAGCGCTACAGCTGAAGCGAATACAACCCAGAAAGCCCGTTCTAACATTTGCGCTTTGTGATTGTTGCCCGTAACAGTTTCTAAAATTTCACCTAGTTTATCTTCAAGCAAATCAAGTCTCACCGTATGGCGTTCTATTCTGTGATCTTGAGCTGTGACCCGCTCATCAATTCGCGCCAGTTCCGCGACAATTTCAGAGAGTTTATCAACTTTTTGTTCTATTCGTTCCAGTCTCGCGGCACTCATTTTTAAGCCCTTTTAATATAAATTAGATTTTATATCGCTTGACATTCTCATTCAAGCTGTGTTTATATAATGGTGAAATTCACAAACGCCCTGAGGAGGGACAACATGAGCAACAAGATAGACGCAGTAATCAAAGAGATCACAGACAAGGTAATCAAGAACCTTGAGAACCTACCAGAGAACGCCAAATGGTCGAAGCCTTGGAGCAACAAGGGCACAACATTTGGAGCGCACCACAACCCGATCACCGGAACCGTTTACAGCGGATTCAATTTTTTGATCACTAACCTTTCAGGTTATGAGTGTAAGCAGTGGGTGACATTCAACCAGTTAAAAGATAAATTCGGCATGGAACAAGCATGCAAGTATGTTAAGGGTTGCAAGACAACGCCCATCGTTCATTTCAAAATGATACCAGATACGCGGGATCCGTCAGGCGAGACTCTGTACCCTAAGCGCTCATCGTATCGAGTTTTCAATGTCTCACAGCTAAACGATTTTGATGCTTCAGTTTTTGGCGAAAATACCGAAACCGAGAAACCAGAGATTCCTACTGATGGTGTCAATAGATTAGCTGATCAGCTAGGCGTTGATCTACGGTATGAAGGGAACTCAGCTTGCTTTATCCCGTCAGTTGATCGAATCAATATGCCGACCGTTGAATCATTCATAGAAGGCGGTACGTCACGCGATCATCACGATTCAACCTTACTGCATGAGATCACGCACTGGACGGGTCACGAGTCACGCCTAAACCGTAAACTTAAAAATCACTTTGGGTCTAAGGATTACGCATTCGAGGAGTTAGTCGCTGAGTTAGGTTCAGCAATGGCGGGTGCTCTTATGGGTCTACCGTATGAGGGTCTTCAACATGCCGAATATATCCAGTCATGGATCAAGTCACTAAGAGACAATCCTAACGCCCTATTCGAAGCATCTAAACTGGCTAATAAGGCGGTTAAATATATGATTGATAACTCTAAAGAAATTGAACTAAAGGAGGTTGCCTAATTTAATGGGGGGAGGTCTTAGGATTTCCCCCGATTTTTTTAAAATTCTATCTGATGAGTGGCTGATAGTTACAGCCCGAAACGCTCCAAAAGAGCGTCATAGAAAACTAAACTTAATTACCTGAGGAGGTATTGAAATGTTGAAACAAGATTTAATTGAAATTGGAATGGCTGACACTAGAGTCGATGCGATTGACGAAGCTATTGGGAAGCTGTATTGCGCCTTAACAAGATGCGACAGTGAGAACATTAAGTTAGTCGCTAAACACTTGCCAGAAGCGCTTACATTAGCTAGAAAACACGTTCAGGGTTGCCCCTTGTCAAATCAACTTTTAGACAAAGATATTTGGGGGGAATGAAAATGGCGAATATAACTTATTACTCATTGTCCGATTATCTCAACAGTACTTTGATCAGTAAGACATTTCAACTTGATGAAGTAGATCACGATGAACATTTACAGCAAATATCAGACTGGTTGAAGTCTATAACAAAATCAAAAAACGATGGTGAGATCAGAGAGGAATGGATCGTCTGTGATTATGAAGACATTCCCAAAAACTATGTAGGTGAATACCAGTTAGACCCAGAGTTTTTTGAATATCGAGATGTACTTAAAAGGTCTCATTTGGATAAAAAAGTTTTTGAAGCGGGTCTTAATAACGGTTTAACTTTAGAACACATTCAGGAAAATTATGTTGGTTATTTTAGAGATTCTAAAAATCGATACGAAGCAATAGGTGAGTATTTTGTTCACGAGTTAGGAGCAATCGAGATTCCAGAGCATTTACAATTTTATTTCGATTACGAAGCATACGGGTACGATCAAGCTATAAATTGTCTTGCCGAGTGCGATGGACATTACTTCTGGAATTAATTCCAACTGATGAGATCAGCTAGTTACTGATCGAAACACCCTACGGGGTGTCTTGGAAAACTTAACAACCTGAGGAGGTTAAAAGATGAAAAGGAAAATGAATTATATACACGATCAAAGAAAGATTTCAGTACTGATTGATCTGGGATGGCGGGTCAAATG